GCCGTAGTGAGGTTAGCACCGATAGCCCGGTTTGCTATAAGCAACCACCATTTATCAAGTGTAGCGTCATAAACATAGTCGCCAGCAGAATGAGCAGCAGTAGTAGCAGCACCATTGGCTTCAGTATATTTCGGCAAGTTGCCAGTAAGATAAGGAACACGAACTGCAAAATTGGTAACAACCATGGTTGCCCCAGCAGCATCAATACCCTGGTCATTGACATTTCGGTGATCCAACATGGGAACGTAGTGATAACGCTTAATCGTCTTCCCGTAGTTCTTGGGCATGTTAGTAGTATCTGCAAGCTGAGAAAAATACTTCTCTTTCTGCAAATCTTTGAGAGCATTCTTTAGGTAGTAATGGGTCTGTAACTGAGTTCCAATGGTAGAGTCAGAACCAGTACCGTATACCTGTCCATCTGTAAGAGTCATTTCTTTGCCTTCCTATATCAAGATTTTAAGTATTTATTGATATCCAGTTTGGCAAAATCTTCATCTGACATTTCAAGAGGATCTAAGAGGTTCCCAACAGCAGGGGTCTTTGACGTCTTAACAGGACTTGCTGCACGTTTTCTCTGTTTCCTTTCAATCTCTTCGGTAGAAGGTTTTGCTTTAAGAGGTTGAACGATAGAAGTAGGTGCCTGTTTTAAAGGTGTTCCAGTACGCTGTAATTTACCCTCATCAGCCATCATATTCCCAATCTGGATATATGCCTGAATATCTGAAATACCGTTAAGGCGGCCTAAATTCCGTTCATAGTCAACTCGCTGCATGACCTTATCAAAAGTACCGTCTTGCATATGCCCATTGATCGTAGCAATGATTTGTGGCTCAGTGGCAATGGTGTTCTGACTTGATTCATCCCACTCTTTAGAGACGACATTGAGAGTGCGTTGGAAAGTAGGGGTTTCCCTTATCCCGGTAAGGACATCATCCAACGCTATTTCTGTATCTGAAACTCTTCTTTGAGTAGGTGTGTAGTTGCTTTCTGCTTTTACATCTATATCTAAAGGATCAATGTTGCTGTCCTTTAAAAGCTTTTGAATTGCTTCTGGTTTTTTATTAGCCAGGTCGATGAGATAATTAAGTTTATCTTCATCAAGTAAGCCATGCTTTTCCAGGAGCTTTACTTGTTTCATTGCAGGTTTTAGGGCTGCCATCTTCTTATGAAAACCAGCACCCATCTGCATTAGCTGAATGGCATCTTCAACACTCTGCGCCTGCATGTCTGTGCCGTTAGCCTTAAAAGGAGCTAACAGCTTTTCGTACTCGGCTTTATAATCTACCACCGGAACATCTGAGGATTCTCCTTCTGTGCCATCCGGGGACTTTTCCGTTTGTGTTTCTTCTGGGGCTTTTCCGTCATCTCCAGATAAGGGGTTAGAAACATCAGAACCGGTAACAGTACCTGCCTTATCTCCCGATTCTTCTGTCTCTGTTTCCTGGTCAACTTCAGGTGCCTCTTTGCTTTGAATGGGATCTTCTGTACTGACTTCACTCTCGTTTGCGGTCTCTTCACTTTGTTGGGAAGCTCCCTGTGTAGTATCAGTAGGATTCTGTAGAGCTGCAAATTCCTCATCGGAAAGTTCAAGGGGATCCAATGTTACGGGTTCTGTCATGATTTAGATGACCACCTCTTCCAAGGCTCTGTTCATCTCTTCTTCTGCATCTACCAAAGCCTGTTTAGCCATCTTACCTTCCTGCTCTACATAAAGCAGAAACAGTCGGTAAGCACCAATAGCCTGTAACTGAGACTCCACATACAATTTATTATTGGCATCCTGGAAAGCAGGAGATACTTTTTTTGTCAGCAGATCACGAAGCCTTACCTCACCCATAAAACCAGATGAGATGAGTTCTTTATAATCCGGGTTTTCTTCAAGACGCTTGAGGACTTCCAGCATTTCAACTTTTTTCTTTGCCAGCTCTATGGACAATCCGAGTTCTTTAATTTCTTCCGACATTTAATTCTCCTTGGGTTTATTATTAACCAGTTGTTTGGTTTCTTTATCGTGCTTTGCTTTTAACTCTATTTTCTCTTTCTCTCTTGCCTGGTGGACACCTGACTCCTGTTCAAGGAAGGTAAGGTCTTTAAGATCTGCATCACTTCCCAGGTTCTTAGCTTTTGCTTTCTCAGCACCTGCCTTGGCTTCATTGAGTTTTGCCTGGGTAACTGCCTGGATTCCTTGGACACCGTTTAACTCCGCTTCAGAAGAATGCTTCATAGCCAGGGCCTGTTCTTTAGCAATCTGGGCTTTAAGCAGTTCAATTTGTAGCTGCATCTGCATTTGCTGCATTGGGTCTGGCTGAGGTTCAAACTTCTCAATACGATCTGCTATCGCAGGCATCTTTCGTAACCGGGCGATATCGGAGAGGATCATCTTTTGTAATCCTGGGTCCATACCATTGCCGGTAGTCTGCAACATGAAAGCAAGTTCTTCTGCTTTCTTGTTATCTTCCTCCGCTGTGGATATGGATAACTCAAGATCAAAAATACCCTGTAAATCGTCTCTTCTAATGGGGATGAACTTTTCATTGGTAACTCGTATCACCTCTTCGTCTGAAAGGAACTCTGCGTTCATGGCCATGATTTTACGGCCTATTTGAACTACTCCATAAGCCAGACGACGAAGGATACCCATCTCTCTCTTAGATGCAGCATCAAGAGCAGACCGGCCATTTCTCACACTCTGCCCTATAGCTTCTCCGGTAATGCCTGTGTGGTATGACTTCACACCAGTGATAGATTCGGCCTCTGTCTGCTGTAGGGTAATCAAGTTATAAGCAGACTGTGGGATCTCCGGGTACTGGTGGGTATAAATAGCCTGTCTTGCATCGTCTGTAGTGTTGATATCATAGTCGTCACCACGAAGAAATTTACGTTTATTAACAGGATCTAAAGCACCTTTCTTAAAAGCAGTCTGCCCATTAGCGGACTTACCCAATAGATCAATCATTCCCCTGGTTATTGCCCCTACGATCTTTTGGTTGTCTTCCAGCAATTCACCATCTGGTTCACCCCAGGAAGACTTACGAACAGGCATATAAACTGCTTTAACAAACGGGGGTTTCTTATCAGGGAAAGGGTTCTTCTCAAGCCTGATCATTGTTTCACCGACCCAGAAAGCACAAATGGGTTGTGCAATACCGGAATCATCTATATCCCAATTTCCCCAATACGAATGAACCACAAACTGCTTCCGGGCCTTATCATCAAAATTAAAATTTGCATTATCCGGGCCTTCCTCATGATCAGGATCCGTTAGGGGGGAAGCCGCTTCAACATTGATACGATCCAGATTCTTGTATCGCCCATCCTTCTTCAAGGTGGACATGCTGGATTTAAAGCGTTCACCTATGAACTCAGCTTTATCCAGATCCCCATTACAAGAGGGGTCAATGATTATGTTGTCCGGCAGGCACGTTTCTATTGTCGGTTGGTTTTTAGTCTCTTTGAGTGTCTCAACGATCTTAGAACCTACCTGCCGGGGTATTACAAGTTGCTGTTGTTGCTCTAAAATATCTAAAGCCTGGTCAATACCAGGGTTCTGAACTTCTGCATAAAGGTCACGATTATTGTTTCGTAGATCAATCCAAGATAAATATTGTTTGTAAAGCATCTCGTCATTAGCTGGTTGAAATTCGTAGACAGGAACTTCTTCTTTAATAAGCTCCTCTTCAGAAACCCAACCAACCTTCACAATAACTGTTCCGGTGTCTACGGCATCCCTGACATAAGCATCAATAAAGCCAACACGATTGATCAGATTATTGAATTGGTAATTTAGCAGAACAGTGTTCTGAAAGGCCCTGTTGCGATCTCCTGCAGTTCTGGGTACAACATTAAAGATATCCGGAGAACTTAGAAAAGGTTCAGACAAAGATGAGTATCTCCACTCTGCCTGTTTTCTAATTAGCTTCGGTTGTACTGAAGAACGTCCCTCTCTTTTAGCAGGTTTGGCTGAGCCTATTACCTGTAGATTATTTATCCACCGATCCACATTAAGTAAGTGATCAGCTTGGTCTACTGAGGCATCATCAATATTCTTCTTTAAGTCATTAACTGTTGGTTCTTTTGTCCAATCAGTTAGCTTTTTATCATCGAGTAACTCAGCCATTTATTTCCTCTTTAGATGTGAAAGTGGGCTGAGTATAAAAGTAAAAAATTTTTATTTAAAACATTGTATTAACTATAAACAACAAAATTACTCTGTTGTTGCAGGAGGATAAGAAGGATCAACTACAATAACTTCAGGATCAACTACAATAACTTCAGGATTGACTACTTCTACTGTTTCTTTTTCAACTACCACTACCTCTGGTTCAGCGTTCTCCACATGATTGTCTTCTGTTACTGTTGACGGGTTATCACTACTATCTTTTATCGTACTGTCCTGGACTTCTGTTGTTTCAACAGTAACTGCTTCAGAGCGATCATAGGTAACATTACCTGCCCCTGAGTTATTGATGCTTACACCCTGCATAGCGCCAATAATCTCCTTGGCCATGTACCCACCACCGATGATTTGTATCCCGGTTTTAAGAGTACCCATAACTGGTTCTATGACTTGATTCTGATGCTGTTTAAGGTTTGGTGCAGGTGGTAGGATCTGAGAGTGAATATCTACTACAGTGCCGTCTGGTTGTGTTATTTTTGCAATCACTGGTGGGTTTGCACAAGCTGCATAATAGGCAATCAATGCTTGCGTCTGAGCATCGGAGAACCTTGCAGCATCTGTTACTGTTGTGACACTCTTCTCCCCAATAGGAGAATAGGTGATGGTCTTGCTTGAACAACTTACTAAACAAAAACCAAAAATAACTATAAAGAGTTTTCTATACATAGCACTTCTCCTGGATGAATTTTTTAACATTTTTCATTAGATGTTCTCGTACTCTAAAACCGATAAAATCTTTGGGTAAGTAATGACGTTCGCAGACAGGGTGACCAAAACCAATGAATCCAAGAAATGGTACGGGGTCATCCCTGTCAATAAATATCGTAGTGTTTTCCATCTTACGATCAGTGCTATATCGCAGAGATCTTGCAGGGCAGAAGGCAATACAATAGTCAGCATCAAAGAGCTTCTTGTAGGCTATTGCTGCAGCTCCCCCCTTTGAATGCCCGGTGACTAATAAGGGTATCTTCTTGATTCTATTCATCTTCCTGTGAAGAAGTTCTGCTGATTCAACAGCAGAACTTTTTATCCCATTACTGGACAGGGGATTTAGATTCTTTAACCAGTCTTTAAGTTCATTTGTCCCAGGAATAGCCAAGACCTGTAATGCCATATTTTGGTAGGAGACAATTGTTGATAGGTACTCTGTTGTGCCTAAGTCAATATTTTTATCATAAGCCCTGTCACATAAATCACTGGCAATCTGGTAAAGGATTGGGTCCATTATTTAACCTTCTCTCCTTCTAATACCGTTACTCTTTCTTTCAGTTCTTTGTTTTCTTTTTCCAGTGCAGTTAACCGAGAGAATATTAACTCATACATCTCTTTGTTTTCGATATCCATCTGTCTTACAGCACCAGAAGTTAAATCATTGAATCTGCCAATATTTCTTGACAACATCCAACCGGCTTCATTATCATCCAGTATTAACTCGTCGATATCTTCAATACTCAGTAGATCGCCATTTTCCTCTTTAAGCTTTTTAAGGACATCCTCATAATTAG